AAGTGCTGATTGATGCGCCAATAGGTGAACGCTTCAGTAGTTTTAGTATTCAGGAAGGCGAAACGGCGCACGAATGTATAGACCGCGCCTGCCGCATGCGTGCTGTCATGCCTATATCAGACGGCAAAGGTAATTTAGTGATCACTCGCGCAAAGTCTGGCGTACCCGTGGCCGAGTTAGTCCAGGGCGAGAATATTCTATATGCACGCGGTGACTTTAGTATGCGTGAGCGCTTCAGTGTTTACTATATCAAAGGTCAAAATCGTGGCTCTGATGACAACGCAGATGCCCCAGAAAATCACACGCAAGTCAGCGCCACCGCTACTGATACGTTTGTAAAACGCTATCGCCCACTCATTGTGATTGCAGAAGATAAAGGCGCACATGCCACTTATAAACAACGTGCAGAATGGGAACGCAATGTTAGGCGTGGGCGCAGCGCACGCGCCACAGTGAGAGTGAATGGCTGGCGCAATGTGACTGGCGCGCTTTGGAGGGCAAATACAATGGTGCATCTTAAGTCTGCGTTTTTAGGCGCAGATACCAACCTGCTCATTGTGGGCGGTAATTTCATTTTAGATGAAAGCCAAGGTGAAGTCACAGAGCTATCGCTGGTTGGCCGCGAGGCTTTTGACTTAGTCGTTGGGGTTAAAGCCACTAGGCTAAAGGCTGCCATTAGCGGTAAAAATGGCGCTGGACGCACAGTTGAACAAGGTAAACGTAAAGCAGACCCCAATAACTGGAGCAGTTTTTCAATAGAATGATTAACACCATCAATAAAATGTTAGACCCCATCCGCCGCCGCGTAAGGTTGATGATTTCACGCGCGGTATTAAGCGCCATTAGTGACGGCGCAGGCATTCAGATAGTACAGGTCAAGCTGCTTGATGGCGAAGTGCGTGACGGCGTTGAACGCTTTCAGAATTATGCATTTAGCAGCGTGCCATTGGCTGGTGCTGAAGGCATAATGGCTTGCGTATCTGGTAACCGTGATCACGGAGTGCTGTTGGCAGCAGATGATAGGCGCTATCGCCCTAAAGGGCTGCAACCAGGTGAAGCGATTATGTACACCCACATGGATAAGCAAGCACACAAGCACCGCATTATATTTAAGGCAGATGGTAGCATTGAAGTACTGGCCAAGAACATTACAGTGAAAGCAACAGAAGCGGCGCGCATTGAAGGTGATATTGTTAAAATTCATGCAGCAAGCCTTTTTCAGTTTGATTGTAATGGCCAAGGTCAAAAATGGGACGGAACGGGGGTTGAAACTTGGCAGGATGATGATGTTGCCAAGCCCCACCACAATCATGCGCCACCAGAAATACCTTAATAATTACCCTTCTAGCCGCTCTCTTAGCGGCTTTTTAATTTTTAATACTCGTTAATGTAGCACTTGCTGCATTTCACCTATTCTCACCTTTGTTCTTTCGGCATTCAAAGGCTCTCGTGGCAGACATTCGCACAGTATTTATCGACATTGAGCAAGGCGCTGACTTTGCCATTGAAGCATTGCTACTGCAGGAAGATGAGGGCTTAGACACGGCGGTCATCCTAAGCCTGTTTACAGATCGCAGAGCAGAAGACGATGACATTGTGTCTGGCGATGATAAGCGTGGCACGTGGATTGATAGCTTTGCCGATGTAGAAGGGGATAAGTTTGGCAGCCGATTATGGCTGCTAGAAAGTGCCAAGTTACTGCCTGAAACGGTTAATCGCGTGCGTGAGTACTGTGCTGAAGCACTTAACTGGATGGTGCGCGATGGCGTGGCCAAAGCTGTGAATGTCACGGCTCAAATCACTAGGCATCATCCATTAGGTGTCATTGCCACACAAATTGAAATTGTTAAGCCAGATGGCACGACCACACGATACAAGTTTGAAAAATTATGGAGCGCCGTGTAAACGGCAACTATTTAAATGGCATGGATCAGACCCCTACTACAAACCTTAATCAATCGTAATCAAGCCGATATTGAGTCAAGCTTGCCTGGCACTGATGCCAAGTTGCGCCGCACTAACTTAGGCGTCATTGCTAAAATTATCGCCGCTTGTACGCATGGTTTATATGGCTACGTGGCATATGTTGCCAAGCAAATATTGCCTGATACGGCGGAAAAAGCTTTTCTTGATCGGCATGCCAGCCTTTGGTTAAAAGTGCCACGCAAGGCGGCGAGTTACGCGGTTGGCCAAGTCCTGTTTATCGGTACTGAAAGTACATTGATAGAACTTGGCACCGTGCTGGTGCGAGGCGATGGCCTAGAGTATTCAACAGATGCCGATGCGACAATCAGCGGTGGCCAAGTCATTGTCAATATAACCGCACTCACCGCAGGTCAAACTGGTAATGCGTTAGTTGGTACCAGTTTAAATTTAGCCTCACCCATTGCTGGCATTACAGGCAATGCCACGGTTTATACTGGCGGCCTATCAGGCGGTGCAGACCAAGAACTAGACCCAGCGCTCAGCACTAGAGTCGTTAAGCGCATACAAAATCCACCACACGGCGGTGCAAAACATGACTATGAAGCTTGGGCGTTAGAAGTACCAGGCGTCACCCGTGCTTGGGTTTACAGTAATGAGTTAGGGGCTGGCACACTTACCGTGCGCTTTGTACGCGACGATGACGCCAGCATCATTCCAGACGCTGGCGAAGTCGCCACCGTGCAGGCTTATATCGACAATTTGCGCCAAGTCGGCCTGAAAGCATTCTATGTCGTAGCGCCTATCGCCAACCCGTTAAATCCAAGCATTCAAGTCAACCCAAATACAGCAGCAGTCAAAGCCGCTGTTGAAGCAGAACTCAATGATTTAATCTCACGTGAACCAGAACCAGGCAACACGATATTGCTCACCCATATTCGTGAAGCTATCTCAATTGCGGCGGGCGAAAATAACTATGTGATGACCACGCCAAACGCCGATGTTGTAAATACAACAGGCTATATCACCACGCTCGGAGTCATTACGTGGCTCTAAATGCTGAAAGCTATTTGCACAAGCTGCAAGCCCTATTGCCCAAAGGGCGCGCATGGGCGCATGAAGTAGGCTCGGTTCTCACCAATCTACTCACAGGCATTGCACAAGAGTTTGCGCGCATCGATGTCCGTATTGACGAATTGCTTGATGAAACTGATCCACGCACGACTTCAGAGTTACTTCCCGATTGGGAACGTGTCGCAGGTTTACCAGACCCATGCGTCACCATTGACCAAACACTAGCACAGCGCCGCTTAGCCTTAGAAAGTAAGCTCACCATGCAAGGCGGACAAAGCCGCCCTTACTTTATAGAAATGGCAGATGCACTTGGTTACCCAAATACCACGATTGATGAGTACAGCACTTTTAACTGCGGTGAAAGCGGATGCGGTGACCCACTATGGACAGAAGATGACCGTTTTACTTGGCAGATTAATTTACCAAGCGATGGCGCAATTACTTATTTTAGTTGCGGTGAAAGCACGTGTGGCGAACCTTTGCAGGCTTGGGGCGATGAAGCCATTGAATGCCGAATTAATAAATTTAAACCAGCACACACAACAGTTGTGTTTGCGTATGTATAGGAGAGATTAATGAGAAGAATTACTGGCAGCACAGTAGTTGAAGACCTTTTTGGCGCTGGCAAAGATGGGTTCAGGGACGGTAATAAAGCACTAGGTATTCTAGCAACCATCGTGAATGCTGAAATCATGAATGCCTTGCAGGAAGAGCCGTTAGCCGTCATCGAATACGCTGGACTTACACCAGACGTTGGTGATAACACCCAACTACTGCAGGCAATAAAAATCATCGCCAAAGGCGGAGACTACAAAGACAGCGTGCGCGTAGCTTCAACTGCGGCCATCAATTTAGCGGCACCTGGTGCAAACATCGACGGCGTAGCAATGGTGGCTGGGGATAGATTCCTTGATAAAGACAATGCCACTTTGGCTGATCGCGGCATCTATATTTGGAACGGCGCCGCTGTACCAGCAACCCGCGCACTTGATGCTGACACAGGTGCTGAGTTGAATGGCGGCGCGATTATCCCGGTAGAAGAAGGCACGGTGAATGCTGATACCAACTGGCAGATCACCAATAATGGTGTGGTGACGATTGGCACGACAGGTTTAACGTTTCAGCAGGTTGGTGACGCCTTTAGCCAAGTACGACCAGGCACAATCATTGATTTTTCTGGAACTACAGCACCAGCTGGTTACCTTGCATGCCCTTTAACGACTACCAACGTGAGCCGCACGACATACGCAGCATTATTCGCCGCAATTGGTACAACATGGGGCGCTGGAGATGGGGCCACAACATTCGGTTTACCTTGGTTCCCTGCCGATTATGCAGCAGTTCAGGCCAATGCCAACGTTGGTACCAACCATGTTGGTGAAGTTATTGCCCATACACACCCACAGCAGTCAACCACTGCAATTGCTATTGCTGGTGGCTATACATTGCAAACTGGCGGTTCGTCATGGAATTATGGTGGAACAACCCAATCAACTGGTGGAGCATCGAACAGAGCAGCTGGCGTTCGTACTTTGAAATGCGTTAAATACTAAGGAATTGTTATGTCTAAAATTGTTTATTTGTTTGATGAAATCACGGGTGAATTATTGGGTGATTATTTAGCCCAAGAGTCCCCATTAGAGCCTGGTATGTATATCGCACCAGAGCTATCTACCGATATTGCACCATTGCCTTTTAAAGAGGGTTTTGCCGTATGTTTTAAAAATGGTCAATGGGAATACGTGCAGGAGACTCGGGGTGATTGGTTCAATGCCGCAGGTGAGCTGATCAACATAACACAGCTCAATGCACTGGTGGCACCAGAATTAACAAGACTCCCACCTCCACCAACAATAGCAAAACTTAAAGCGTTGAAGCAGCAGTCAATCAACGCGGAATTTGAGCAGTCAATACAGCAGATCACCGCTGGTTACCCAGCCAGTGAAACATCCAGCTGGGGAAAGCAGGAAGCTGA